GTACCGTGAAATGGCAGGCCACCCAGAGGTGGAAAATGCCGTAGATGATATTGTCAATGAAGCTATTGTCGTAGAAGACAATAAAAAGATCGTTGACATCAACTTAGACAAAACCAAGTTTTCACCGAACATTAAAAAGCTCATCCAGGACGAGTACGATAGTATCTTGACCTTGCTTGAGTTCGATAAGATGGCTTTCGAGCTGTTTAGACGTTGGTACATCGACGGTCGTCTATACTACCACGCAGTTATTGACGTAACAAAGCCCGAAGAAGGCATTAAAGAGTTGCGCTACATCGATCCACGTAAGCTACGTAAAGTGCGTGAGATCTCAAAGAAGCGTGACAACAAGAATCAAGCACTAGCTACAAAAACTGTGCAAGAATATTTCCTTTACAATGATAAGGGGTTCCAAAACAAAGCAGGTGAAGTTGGCACCAACTCCGCTGCCGCAGGTTTAAAGATCGCTGCTGATAGTATTGTGCATGTGACGTCTGGTATTCTGGATCCAAACAATACAATCGTTCTCTCGCATCTGCATAAAGCAATCAAGCCACTCAACCAGTTGAGAGCGCTTGAAGATGCTACAATCATTTACCGCATTTCTCGCGCTCCAGAACGCCGTATCTTCTACATCGACGTAGGTAACCTACCAAAGATGAAGGCTGAGCAGTATATGCGCGATATGATGCAACGTCATAAGAACAAAGTTGTGTATGATGCATCGACCGGCGAAATCCGCGACGATCGTAAGTTCATGACAATGCTTGAGGATTACTGGTTGCCTCGCCGTGAAGGCGGCCGTGGTACGGAAATCGACACATTGCCTGCAGGTCAAAACCTAGGCGAGCTGTCAGATGTAGAGTACTTCCAAAAGAATATGTACAAATCTCTGAACGTTCCATCCTCACGTCTGGACTCAGAGAGCACATTCAACTTTGGTGATGATCAATCCATCTCACGAGATGAAATCAAGTTTGGCAAGTTCGTTGATCGCTTGAAAATGCGCTTTAACCAGTTGTTCCTTGACACGGTTAAGAAGCAAGTGGTATTGAAGAAGGTTATGTCGGTAGAAGAGTGGGAAGAACAGCAATCAGCCATTACTTTCGACTACGCTAAAGACAACTACTTCTCACAACAAAAAGAAATTGCAATCTTGAAAGAACGTATGTCGATCATGCCTATGGTTGATCCATATGTCGGTCGTTACTATTCACATGAATGGGTTCGTAAGAATATCCTACAACAAACCGATAAGGATATCAAAGAGATCGACAAGCAGACTCAAGAAGAGATGAAAGATCCTTTGTATCAGATGACGATGGGCCCAGAAGACGCTCCTGCAGAGCCACCTGTGCCTAGAGCGCCGGTTTAAGAAAAACTAAATAATTGGAGAAAAACATGAGTGAAACCACATTTACCATTGCAGATATGATTCGTGCAACTCGTGACGAAAGTCCGAGCGAGTTCCAAGCAGCATTTAACCAGCTTATTGTTGGCAAGGTTGCTGATGCAGTAGAAGCAGAACGCATTACTGTAGCACAGACATATTTCGGTGATGAAGTACAGGATGACACCCCAACACAAGCCGCAGAAATAGAGGACGCAACCGATGAAAACGCTGAAACAAGTAATTGAAGCAAAGAAGGCCGAGGTACCAACGCCTTCGTCACCAGTTGAACCTGATTCAGTGACTTCGTACGTTCCTAAGACTAAGGATGAGAAACGTTTCATGGATAAGCATGTTGTGGTAAAGACCGCTGATGCTAATGGCAACGGTGACGATCACTTCCGTGCAACAAACATTGACACTTATTCAAGAAACACACACCACCACGGCTACGCACGTGGTCAAGATCAAGGTGTTTATGAGGAAACCGGTATGAAGACATTGTCGCAGATTCTATCTGAGAAACACCTGACACCAGCCGAGCTAAGCAAGCGTGAAGACATTGCACAAGCAATGGAGCGCGAAACTCCTGGTATGAAAAAGGCCAAGAAAATGGCAATTGCTACCGCCGCAGCAAAGCGTGTTGCAGAAGAAGTGGAAACACTTGAAGAAGGCGAAGTAGCACATGCACAATATCTACAGTATCACTGTGATACAAAGAAGATGTTGGATAAGATCGGTAAGGGCTTAGACACTCACGCTAAACACGTTTCCAATAAAAATGGATATAACGGTGGACAAGCCCACTGGGGGCATGTTGGTGATATGAAGGACTTCCACCGTCAGGTACAGGATCTTCACGACCGTGTATTGCAACAAGGCGAATATGCTGCACCTCCACAAGTCGCAAAGCTAAAAGAAGAAGTTGACTTTGAAGTTAACCCTTTTGACGTATTTGGCGATCAAGGTGCTTTGGCAGCAGAAGTGTTTGAATCCTTGACTCCAGAGAACCGTGAGACATTTGTTCAAATGATGGAACAAGGTTTGATGGAAGAGTTGACTGCAATCATCGTTGAAGCAGGAGCAGACTGATGTCTAACCCAGTTAAAATTCTTGGCACAGAGGTAACACTAAGCAGTTCCGTTGCTAATAATATCGGCAATGCAAAGCTGGTACGTGTTATTAACCTGGCTGACTCACCAAACGATGTAGTTGTTACTCTTGCATATGCTAACGGTACAGCAAAGGGCACATTTACATTGGGTCACGATGCAACAGGCTTTAGCGCGATCGATCTGATGAAAGATCCTACAGACACGTTGATGGCCGGTACAGCAAACTCTACTGTAATCACACGAGCTGTGTCAATTGCTTACACCTAAGGACTAACATGAAGTTAATTACCGAATTAAACGAAGACGTTAAATACGTTGTCGAAGAAAAAGAAGGCAAGAAGCACGTCTTCATCGAAGGTATTATCATGCAAGGTGAGATCGAGAACCGTAACGGCCGCTTGTATCGCATCGACACACTTGAAAAAGAAATGAATCGCTACAACGAACAATATGTCTCAAAGAACAGAGCATACGGTGAGTTGGGACATCCAGCAGGACCTACCATTAACCTTGAACGCGCATGTATTATGTTCAAGAAGTTGTACCGTGAAGGTAACAACGTTATGGGTAAAGCAAAGGTACTAGATACTCCAATGGGTAACATCGTTAAGGGATTAATTGGTGAAGGTGCTTCACTTGGTATCTCTTCACGTGGCATGGGCAGTATCAAAGAAAATGCCAATGGCATTATGGAAGTCCAGAACGATTTCCACCTAGCTACTGCTGGTGATATTGTTGCTGATCCGTCTGCTCCAGATGCTTTTGTCCGTGGTATCATGGAAGGTGTCGAGTGGGTATGGGATAACGGTATCCTTAAAGCACAGCGTTTGGAACAATATAAAGAACAAATCGAGCGCGGTGTTCGCTCAAGAATGAACGAAGAAACTGCAATTAATGTGTTCAAACAGTTTCTTTCTGATATTTCGAAAAGCTAATTTTATAAATAAATAAAAGTACAAGGAGCCTTAAATGACTATTAAAAAACAACTGGACGAAAAGATCCAAACTGGTGGCGGTGCTACTGGTGTTGCTCATACTGTTGACCCAGTTGCAAAGAATGCAACTTTGCCAGCATCCAATTTGAACAACGGTGAGTCCATGAACACGATCGACAAGATCACCCCAGGTCAAGCTGAACAAGACACCGATACTGCTAACAACGTCAAAGCTGTCTCTGCTACTGCAGGTGGCAACAAGTCTTCCGTTGCAATGAAGCCTAGCGCTGCATCTGCATCTATGAAGGAAGACGTTGATGCAATGTTTAGCGGTGAAGAATTGTCAGAGACTTTCAAAGAGAAAGCAACAGTTATTTTCGAAGCAGCTGTTACAGCTCGTATCAACGAAATCACTGCTGACCTTGAAGAACAATACAACACAGCTCTTGCAGAAGAAGTTGCTGGTGTTGAAGAAGCCCTGCAAGATAAACTAGACCAGTACTTGGAATATGTTGCTGAGCAGTGGATGGAAGAAAACCGTGTTGCTGTACAAGCTTCACTGAAAACTGAAATTACCGAATCGTTCATCGAAAGCCTAAAGGGTCTATTCGCTGAGCACTACATTACTGTTCCAGAAGAAAAATTCGACGTCGTCGAAGGCATGCAGGAACAAATCGAAGAAATTCAAGCTCACCTAGATAGCGTAATGGAAGAAAACATTGCGTTGAAGGGTGAATTGAGCGAGTCTACTCGTGAGAAGGTTCTTTCTACTGTTGCCGAAGGTCTGACAGCTACTCAAGCTGAGAAACTGGCTACATTGGCAGAAGGCGTTGAATTTGATTCAGCCGCTAACTTCCAAAAGAAACTGGAAATCGTTAAGGAAAGCTATTTCCCTACTGACAAGTCTAGCAAGCCACAAAACCTGCTTGAAGAGCTGAACGAAGAAGTCAGCCAAACGAATGCTGCGCCTACTAATTCTGCCGTTGCACAATATGCATCAGCAATTAGCAGAACGCTGAAAAAGTAATTCCTATAAATAAATTCATTCCAACTAACTAAACCAAGAAGGGGATAGAGAAAATGTACCTTAATGAAGAAATTCAACAAAAGTGGGCTCCTGTACTAGAGCACGCTGATCTTCCAAAGATCGAAAACGCTCACAAGCGTGGCGTAGTAGCTACTTTGCTTGAGAACACAGAAAAGGCTTTGATGGAAGCTAGCCACCAGTCCGCTGGTAGCCAGTACCTGTCTGAGTCGCCAGTTCCTGTTAACTCCGGCGTTGCTGGTGGTGCTGGTAACTACGCTACTTTCGATCCAGTGTTGATTAGCTTGGTTCGCCGTGCTATGCCTAACCTGATCGCTTATGACATCTGCGGTGTCCAGCCTATGACTGGTCCTACAGGTCTGATCTTCGCAATGCGTGCACAATACGCAAACACTACAGCTCTGACTGGTGAAACCTTCTACAACGAAGTTGACACTGCATTCAGCTCTGTTACATCTGGCGCTAACACCTTCGGTCAAAAGAACGTTGGTACTGTTCCTGGTTCTACTAGCCAAACCATTAACTTGGCTTCTTCTGGTGTTTACAACACTGGTTCCGGTATGTCTACTGCTCAAGCAGAAGCATTGGGTACCACAAGCAACACCGCATTCCCACAAATGGGTTTCAGCATCGACAAAGTTACGGTTACTGCAAAGAGCCGTGCATTGAAGGCTGAATACACCATGGAACTTGCACAAGACTTGAAGGCAATTCACGGTCTTGATGCTGAGACAGAATTGTCCAACATTCTGACAGGCGAAATCCTGGCTGAAATCAACCGTGAAGTTGTTCGTACGATCAACATTACAGCTCAACGTGGTGCTTCTACTGGTAC